GCTCTTTCTTTAAATCCGAAAGCTGTATAAAATTTCACAGCGGAAGTATAATAATTAGTCTTTAAATGTTGCAGGGAACAGAAAGCTCCAAATACTATTTTATCTGTCGGGGAAAGTTTTGTGTTTGTTAGTACTCTGGTTTGTATCAATGTAAAGTCCATAACTATTTAATTAAAAAAAACCTCAAACTACCGTCTGCCAGGGGAGAGACAATAGAAAGAGGTTCCAGATACGTATCTTATATAAGTTTATACTGAATCCCCTGACCTATCAGTTATATCATTTGTTGTGTGCAACAAAGATAAGTATTATTTCCGAGACTACCAAATTAATTGTAATAAATTTTCATTATAAATATAATTTTATTTTGCTATATTAAATTTTATACATATATTTGTTGAAATAATACGGCAGGATGGATACGATAATAAACGTAAAAGACTTTCGGCAGGGTCTCACTATTTATATGCAAGTTCTACAGAAATTTCACAAGCTCACAAAGAAAGAGATAGAGGTTACTGTGGAACTTGTTATAAAGTTCAAACAACTTACAGCTAAGTACGATGCAGAAGTCGCAGGTAAGTTATTCCTAAACAAAGAAGTTAGAAATACTTTGCAAAAAAAGTTCGGTATCGCCGACCAACAATTCCGTAATATTCTCTCGTCCTTACGTAAAAAAGGAGTATTAAAAAACACAGGTTTAACACCTATATTCCTTGGGGATAAATTAGCTATTAACATAAATATTATCTATGAGAAATCATAAATGGGATAGAACGATTACACGTATACTGCATGAAGTTGCAGAGGAGTTTGGCTTAGACTATAGAATAATATGGATAGTATTTAGTCATTATTACGATTATATATATAGGCGTATTATATCTGTAAGGTATCGTGACTTGTCTGTACAACATAAACGAGACTATGCCGAGAATTTATCTATACCATATTTTGGCAGGTTGATTCATATATATGGACAAACAAGACGCAGGTATAAAAAGATTAAAGTGCAAAGACATAAGAATATACGAACAAAAAAAGATTTATATTTAAACTCAGAAAGTAATGGCAAAGAAAAAAGTACAAGTAGTACCTAAGAAAACAATCGGAACACCGAAACTTAGTGATTTAATTGAATTATTTGGTGACGGTATTATTACCACAACTCTTACAAGAAAGGTATCGAAAAGTGGTATAATTTTAAATAAGGGTAAAGGTGATATGCTTACTAAACAAGTTGTATTAGCCTGTGGACCTCATTCTTTAGTTGAAGTTGGTGATGAAGTAGAAATAAACCCGGAGCGTTTTTCTGTTAAATTTAAACATCCAAAAAATGATATTGGACCTAATATAAAAGAAGTGCAGGTTCCTATTGAATGGATAGATGGCAAACCGTATTTATTTTTAAGTACACGTGAAATTAAATACAAATATAAAAAGTAATGAGAGGATTATTTAATGTAGATGCTGATGGGAATGTTGTAGTTTTACCTCAAGCTTTGTTATTAGAAAAATTCAAAGTTTTACAGGATAAATACAAAGATAAAAAGATGGCTATTGTTGAGCTAGGCTTGATATATTTTGCCGCTGATTATAGGTCAGACTTCAGCTCTACATTAGATATAGAAGACCGTGTAACGAAAATTAAAAACAATTTATATCTTCATAGGAAGATTAAAATAGATGCTAGTACATATGCAGCTATTGATTTTTATATAGAGAATCAAGACACAGTAACGATTAAATTATTACGCTCTATAAACAACGGACTGTTACGTACTATAGATTTAATTGACTCTAATACTATGACAGATATGAAAGATATTAAAGACTTTACAGATGTTGTAACTAAATTACCTGCAATGGTCGCAAGTATGACTGATTTAGAGAAGATTATCAAAAAAGGAGAAGCTGCGGATTCCGATACTGTTGGTTCAGGCGAAAAGTCTATATATGAAGATTTATAATAAATAAATCATATTATTATTGTAAGGCAGCTTTTAGGCTGCTTTTTGTTTTTGTGTAAACTTTCGTATATTTGTACACATGGAGAAATTGTATAATACTATTTTTGAACCCGGAACTGAAAAGTATTCAATTCTAATAGAGGATTTAGATAGAATAACTTTATTAAGCTGGATGGCTCAAGATGAAACTATACGAGGTATAGCTGCAACTCGACCAAGAACCACAGAAGGAAAAATAATAGTCGATGTCACACGCCCACACGTATTACGTAGATGTAAAGAAGGTTATGTAAGAAAAAAAGATGGGGAATGGATTACAGGCTATCATTATTTTTATCTGAATTATTCTCCTATAATGAAAGCCACAGCTATAGGACATAAATCAAAAGATGGAAGTATACAAGCAGAACGTGATGAGGGTTTCCCGGATTTTTGGGATGGTGATTATCTGTTTTTCCATTATTTAGACCAATCTGAATCCTCAGGTCAATATGCCGCAGTTCTTAAAACTAGAGGAAGAGGCTATTCCTATAAAGCTGCTTCTATGCTTATTAGGAATTATCAATTATTTGGATTAAGCGTATCATACGCATTAGCATCAGATACAGAATATCTTGACACAGATGGTATACTTAATAAAGCATGGTCTTATTTAGACTTTGCAACTAAACATGTTGGATTTGCTAAAAAGTTAAGACTTAAAGATACTATGATGGAGAAGAAAGCTGGGTATAAAAAACCAAGTTCTCCAGCTGAATATGGTGCTAGGTCTTCTGTTATAGGTGTAACATTAAAAAACAATCCGGGAAAAGCTAGGGGAAAACGAGGAAAGATTATTCTATGGGAAGAAGCTGGCATATTTCCTAATATACTAAAATCTTGGAGAATAGCGCAGAAGTCGGTTGAGCAAGGTAATCTTGTGTTCGGATTGATGGTAGCCTTCGGCACCGGCGGTGAGAAAGGCGCTAACTTTGAAGGACTTGAAGCTTTATTTTATAAGCCAGAAGCTTATCGTGTTAAAGCTATGCCTAATGTATTTGATAGAAATGTAACTGGACAAAAATGCGGATTCTTCCATCCAGAATATCTAAACAGGGCCAATTGTTATGATAAAGAAGGAAATTCAGATGTGATAGCTGCAATGGAAGAAGTGATAGAAAGAAGATTAGTAATTAAATATTCTGCTACTGACCCTGATGATATAGCTCAGGCAAAAGCTGAGGAACCGATTACTCCTCAAGAAGCTGTAATGCGCACAAGCGGCACTATATTTCCAATTAATGAGTTAAAGAATAGGCTTGCCCAAATATTACCTATGGAACAGGAATTTGTTTCACAACATTATATAGGAGAATTAATATGGATTGGGAAAAACCAAGTAGAATTTAAACCTCGATTTGATAAAACACCTATAAGAGAATATCCAATAAAAAGAGCTGATACTACTGGAGCAATAGAAATATTTGAAAAACCAAAGAAAACAGTTGAAGGTATACCGAATGGAAGATATATTGGAGGAGTAGACCCTGTAGATGATGAATACGGAACGTCTATGTTTTCTATAAAAATCTTAGATATGTTTACTGATAAAATAGCAGCTCAATGGATAGGAAGGTTTAGAACGGCTAATCAAAATTTCGATTTAGCATTAAAACTAGCTGTATATTATAATGCAGAACTAAACTATGAAAATAAATTAAAAGGAATGTTCGCATATTTTGATACACGCAATATGTTACGTTATCTATGTTCCACACCTAAAATTTTGAAGGATATGGAATATTTGTCAGGAAGAGAAAGTTATGGAAATAAAGCTGTAGGTACACCATCTACGCAACAAATCAATGCTTGGGGTAGAAGACTTCAAGCTGACTGGATGTTACAAGTAAACGAGTATAATGGAGAATTGAACTACATGAATATTAGGGATATAGGCTATATTAGGGAAGCTATATCTTGGAATATTGATGGTAACTTCGATAGAATATCAGATGGAAACATGTTATGGATATTAAGACAAGATAGATTAAAAATTGTACAAAGTAATAATAATGCAGATGCAGAAGATGACTATAATAATGATGCATTTTTTACAGCAGACAGTTTAGAATTAATAGAAGAATTTAACTTTTAAAATATAGCTATGATAACTATAAATATGCCAGCTCAAAGAAAGTCTTTTACGGCTAAAACTAAAAAATGGAGAACAGATTGCGTAAAAGCAATCGATGAAGGAGTATCTTATTTAAACAGTAATGAAGTTCGCAGAAGTGTTATGGAAAAAACCATTGACGGAGAATTGTATGATGGTATATTAAATATGGGTGATGTTATGAAAGTTATAAGTTCTGCCAATACCCTTAGAGCTTACGTTCCGAAAAATATTCAGCATAGACCTATCTTACGCCCTAAAATTGAACTTTTAGTTGGTGAGGCTTCAAAAGAACCATTTGATTGGTCTGTAATGGTAACTGACCCAAATAGCATATCTCAAAAACAGGAAGCAAAAAAGAAAGCTATAAATGAAAAGATGCAAGCTATTCTGGAATCCGAAGAAACTGACCCGGAAGTTTTAAAAGCAAAGTTAGAAGATATGGCATTGTATTTTAAATATTCTTGGAAGGATGCTAAGGAAGTCAGGGGAATAAAAATTCTAAAGTATTATGTTGAAAAATTACACTTGGATGAATTGCACACAGAGAACATGGTAGATAGATTAGTATATGGGGAAGAAGTGCTAATGTTTGATATTGTCGGTAGAGAACCGGCAGTATTTAAAATTGACCCTAAAAAACTTCATACGGTATATGCAAGCAACTCTAATAAAATATCTGATGCTGATATAATCGTCATTGAAGAATATTGGTCAGTTGGAAAAATAATAGATACATATTATGATGTTTTAACGCCTACTGAAATTGACCGTTTGAATGCTAAGCAATTTGGAGCTGAGGATAACGGTGATGGTATAACAAGTAGTTTTATGATAAATGAAGCTATAATGATTGACAATATGTTAACGACAGCAGAAGGTGCAAATAATAGTCAAAATTATGGTGCAGTTATAGATACAAATGGCAATGTCAGACATCTTAAAGCTTTATGGCGTTCTCAGAAATTAGTTAAAGTTGTTAAAGGTATAGACCCACAAACAGGGGAATCTTATGAAAAAGTTGTATCAGAGGAATATGTGGCGAATACTTATCTTGGCGAAACAATAGAAAAAATTTGGGTTGAAGAGTGGTGGCAGGGAACAAAAATAGCAAATGATATATTTAAAAAGATGGAGCCGAGGGCTATACAATTCAATACTGAAGCAAATATTTCTAAAAGTCATCCGGGTATAGCCGGAAGAATGAACTCTATTTCAGGAGGGAAAGTTGTATCATTTTTATCTAAGATGAAGCCATACCAATATCTATATGATATAACATGGGATAGGTTACTTGACGACTTAAAAAAGAATATGGGGGCTATTGTCGAAATGGACTTAGCTAAAAAACCTGCAAAATGGACAACAGAAAAGTGGTTACATTATGCTTATAAAGGAGGGATATTATTTGTTGATTCGTTCAAAGAGGCAACCAAAGGTGCAGCAACAGGGAAACTTGCAGGACATTTTAATACAACAGGCAAGGTAATTAATACTGATACAGGAGATGCTATTCAACAAAAAATAAATTTATTAGAGTATATTAAATCCGAGATGAGTGAGATAGTTGGTATAACTCCTCAAAGACAAGGAGCTGTGTCAACTTCTGCAACAGTTGGTGGAACTGAAAGAGCTGTGATGGCAAGTAATAATAATACAGCTTATGAATTTTATCAGCACCACCAATTTAAAATTGAATCGTTACAGATATTATTGGAGACAGCAAAAGTTGCTTTGCGTAATAATAAAAAGATTGCACAGAATATATTAGATGATTTTTCATTAGAAATTTTTGAAGTTGATGGGGATGAATTTATTGATACAGATTTATCCGTATTTGCAACAACATCTAAACAATCACAATACTTGCAACGAAATTTAGAAATGTATACTCAAGCATATATGCAAAATGGAGGAGATTTCTCAACTGTATTGGATATTTTATTTTCTGATAGCATATCTGAGAAGAGAAGAAAAATAGAATTAGCTGAACAAAAAGCTAAAGAGGCACGTTCTCAAAGTGAGCAGCAAAAAGCAAAAATAGCGCAGCAACAATTAGCGCAAAATGCTGCTGACAAAGAAGCTGAAAGAGATTTAGAATTTTATAAGATAGATGCAAACAATGCAACTAAACTTCTTATAGAAGAAATGAAAGCTGAATCTAAAGGTGATGAAATAGAATTACAATCTGAAATTTCAGCTAAAGATGCTATGTTACGCATAAAAGAAATGCAAGCAAAAATAGCCGGAGAAAAAGTTAAAAAATAATTTTTATGTGTGCTTTAGAGCTATGAAAGGTATAAAAAGCATACTAAAAAAATATTATACATCGTAACAAATTTTTTATTATATTTACAATTAAATACAAAATATTATGGCAGGTATTGACGAAGCATTAAATTTAGGCGTTTTAGAAAACGCAGTTATAGACCAACTTACAGGATTAAATGACCCAGAAGTTGAAACAGTAAAAGAACCTTTAGAGGAAAAAGTAAAAACGGAAAAAATAGAAAAACAGGAAACAAAAGAGGAGTTAGAAGCAAAAAAAGAAGCTGTTTTAAAAGTTGCAGAAGAAATTGAGAGTAAAACATCATCGGAAGAAGAAGATGGTACTGAGCAAGCAGAAGATAAGGAGACTCCTGCCGATTCCGTTTATCCGGCACTTGCCGAGTTCTTAAAAGAAAAAGGTATCATTTCTTCCGATGATGAAATAAAAACAGAAGAAGCGTTCGTTGACGTAATGAAGAAAACTATAGAAGAAGCAAGATATGCTAATTTGACTGAAGTTCAAAAACAATATCTTGAAGCTATAGAATCAGGAGTTGATGCTGAAACAGCTAAATCTTCTGTTATGGATATTAAGCAATTATCCACTTTAAAAGTTAGTGACTTGGAAGCTAATGTGGAACTAAGACATTCTTTGATTAGAGAAGATTTGAAAGCTCAAGGTTGGAACCAAAGTCGTATTGAAAAACAGATAACACGCTTAGTTGAAAGTAATGATGATTTAGAGGAGGCTGTTTTAGCTAAAACTAATATAGTATCTTCTATTAATTCAAGATTAGAAAGTGCAAAAGAAAATTTTAAAAAAGAGGAAGAAGCACATAAAGCTAATTTTGAAAAACAAGTTGCAGCACTTAAAGATGCGGTGTATAGTTCTGATAAAGTATTTGGCACATTTAAAGTTGATAAAATTTTACAGGAGAAAGTTTATAAATCAATGACAACACCTGTTGAGTACGAAGAAGATGGAAAGCCATTAAATGCTTTAGCAAAAGACAGAAAAGATAATCCTGTTGATTTTGAAAAAAGACTATATTATGCATATACACTTACAGACGGATTTAATAATCTGGATAAACTTGTAAGAAAAGCTGAAAACAAAGCGGCTAAAAAATTAAAAGAAGCTGTACAGAACATGGATGTAATCCGAACAGGTTCGGGAATGGGGTTATTTACTCCACCTGCATCAGACATACCGGATATAGTTGATGTTTAATAGATTTGTAAACCCGATAAATTATATAAAATGACTCATGGATTAGGAAAATTTCAAATGTCAGAACAAAAGGATTTCGCAGGGTTAGTTACGGCTAATCACTTAGGACTTTTGTTTCAAAACAAACCTCAAGTTTTAAGTAATTCACTTACAAAATTTCTTGCAGGTTCTGGTATTAATAACTTAGCAACTGTCCTAGAAAGGACTTCCGCTGAAACTTTGGAGAATGAAGAAGATTTCACATGGAAGCTTACAGGACAAGATGAAAAGAACGTACCTTTATTATATGCATATACAGATGATGCCACAGTTCCTGTAGTTAGTGGAGATTCTGGCGTAGGTAAAGATGGCGTTGCTATTAATCTCGTGTTCGCAGAGAAATATTTTTCTGATGTGAATGTTGTTGTAGGTGAAAAGAATGAGGTCTACCAGTTCCGTGCTGTAGCCGACCCATTTGAAAATGAAGAAGGATGGGTATTGAAAACTGAACTTATGGGAGCATCTCGTAAGTCAGGTGTTCCCGGTGAAGAACTTATTGCAGGAAAACGTTTCTCAAAAGATTTCTCACCTGTTGAAGATACCATGTCTTTAAAAGGTGGCGAACCAACTTTCAGCTCACCTATTGATATGCGAAACGGATTTACTACTTTACGTATGGAGCATAAAGTTCCGGGTAATATGGCTAACCGAAGAGTTGCTGGCACTCTCGTTGGACATACTGAAAACGGTGAAACTAAAGAGTTCACTATTTGGTTGGCCTATGCTGAATGGCAATTTGAAAAACAATGGGCACGAGAAAAAGCACGTGCTTATATGTTTGCAAGGTCAAACAGAAGTGAAGATGGTAGTTATGTTGATATTGGAAAATCTGGTTTCTATATTAAGCAAGGTGCTGGTATTAGAGAACAAATGGAGACTGCAAATGTTGTATTTTCAGATGATATTTCAATTGAATTGATTGAAAGTATTGTTACTGATATGGTAGAAGGAAAAGAGGAGACTGATATGGTCGCTACTTTCTTGATACGCACCGGGCGCAGAGGAGCATCTAAAATATCTAAAAGCGCAACT